CCCATGCCCAGCTTACGGTTGCAGCTACCGCAGCGGATTTCCTGCATTTCTTTGCTCTTCCAGCGATGTGCTAGGATGCCGGCGCCTCGCGAGGTGGCGCGGCCCTGGCCGAACTGGCAGGCTGCATCTGCTGGAACGGGGCGGGGCCGGTGCTCCAACACCGACCACGTCGCCGCGTCTTTTTCCCGGCGCCGGCTCTCATGCCGGCGCACCTCTTGCGAGGCCCCCCATTCATGCGTGCTGCAGTTCTTGCGGCATGCACTACTCGGGCAAAGGATTATCGACAGCCCGTGTCTATGGCGTCACACGCGGCTGTTGTGTGAACGAGCTTCACAACAGCTATTCGGCCGACAGGCGCTGCTGTACCTCCGCAATCAAGCCCGCGTTGTTGTTGATCATCAGTGTCAGCATGCTAGCGATAGACCTGTTCTGCGCTCCCACGCCTAGTTCCTCGGCTAACGTAGGCAGTGCGAACTCGAACATGCGGCAGCCAGCGGTGCTGGGATGCGCAAACGTCGCCATCTCGTTTTGCATGGCACTTTCGGCGAAGCCTGACAGCTTGTCCTTGCCCCAGCCATTCGGCACTTCCTTCGGCATACCAAATCCTCCCGTCTGTTCTCATCCACGCATTCTGCCCACACGAGGTAGCCGCCGCAACGGGGCCACTACATCGACTACTGGACGGAAGAGTCGGTAAGCTCGGACGGCTTGATCTCCAGCTCCAGCGTCGTGGTGTAACCGTGGTCCGACAGGTTGTGCGTGACGCGCGTGATGATCCAGCGCGTACTGTCGATCTGCGGCTTCCAGCCACGCACGACGGCGGGCAGCTCGGGGAACAGCTCCGCCCGGCCGCGCGCCAGCGTCATGCGGAACGATGCCACGCCGCGCTGGATGCGCTGCCATTCGGCACGGGCCGCGCGCTCGGCGTTGGTCTTCGACGCATAGGTGTGGCGCAACACCTTCACGTTGTCCGGGTTGGGGTTGGCCATCACATCGGCCACAGTCTTCTTCTGCCCCTTCTTGCGCTTCTTCGTCGGCGCCGGATTGGTGACAACCTTCACGGCGTTGGACGCATCGATCACCACCTCGCCCTTCACCGCGCGCCGGGCGTCCTGGTAGTACGCCTTCACGCCGTTGTAGTTCTCCCGGTCGGCAATCAGGAAGCTGTGGGTATCGCCACTGGCCCGCGTGATCTCCACCGTGGGCAGCTTGATCCCCGTGGCACTCTGCGCACCGCCTGTCTTGATGAACAGCAGCCGCCCGGCCTTTACCGTGGCGATAGCATCGTGGTCCTTGGCCAGGCGCGTCAGGAAGTTGGCGTCCGATTCGCCCGTCTGGTCGATGTGGTCGATTACCAGCCCAAGCAGCGAGGGCGACACAACATGCGTCAGCGCATTCTTCGCCGCGATGCCGCCGACGATGGCGCCGATGGTCTGGCCACGGAACGAGCGCTCCTTGCGCGTGGACATGCCGCCGGCCAAGTCAACGCTGCGCGCACGGATGGTCAGCCGGTCTGGTGGCCCGGAGTGCTCCAGCTCGTCCACCTTGTACTGGCCCTTGTCGACCACGCCCGTGTCCTGCCAGCCAATCCCGAGGGATAGCGTGGTGCCCTTGTCAGGCAGCGCAAGCATGCCGTCTGCATCGTCCAGCTCGATGTCGAGCTGGTCGGCCTCGAAGCCCCGGTTGTCGGTGAGCGTCAGCGAAATGAGTCGGCCCGCGAAGCGGTTGGTGATGTCCTTCGGGCCTTGCCGCAGCCGATACACGGGCACCGCGGCCTTGCTGACGATGGACTCCAATACGGTCGATAGGTCCATGGCGTTTAGAGCAGGCTGGAGGCAACGCTGGAGGCCAAATTCATGACCGCTTCGCCGACGATCTCTTCGAGCTTGCTGTCCACGCGCGTCAGCTTCAGCGAGAACTCGATCCGGCGGGCCTTGCCGTCCCTGAAGAAAAGGGTACGGGTCACCGACAGCGAGTCGATCTCGAACATGCCGTAGTAGTGTCCGGTGCCCTCGATCAGCACATAGGACAGCCCGAGGTTGCCCATCACGCGTAGTACCTCGATGGTGTTGTCGCCGCCGCTGATTTCCGGCAGCAGCACGCCGGATAGCGTGACGGTCTCGTCGTCGGGTCCGGTGAACTGCCGCGATGGGCGTTTGCCCACCCGGTTGTTCGACGGGTGGCGCCAGCCAATCTGCTGCTGGAACTCCTGATAGGGCGCCGTCTCCAGTGCGAAGACGAACAGCCCGAGGGCCATCATCATAGGTCAATCCTTATCGGTAAGCCGCGACCGGCCACGGGCGCTCTTCTGTGCCTCCAGCCGCTCGATGCGCTCGGCGACCAGGCGGGCGATCAGCTGCTCGTCCGCACCGGCCGGCGGGTGAATGTTGATGACGATAGGGGCGGCGGGCGCAGCCATCGGAGCGCCACCCGTGCGGGAGGCGGCTGAGATGGGCGGACGGCTGTCGATGCTGACGCCGGCCGCAGCCGAGCCGGTGCCGATGGCAATGCCCGCACCGATGCCCGCCATGGAGCTGGCCACCTTCGACACCACGTCGAGCGGGCCGCGCTGGTTCTGCGCAAGGCCCTGTTCCAGCCCGCTCATGGTGTACCCGCCCAGCTCGGCGAATACCCGGCTTGGCGAGTGGATGCCGAGCTTCTCCTTGAACCACCCCACGACGCTGTCGCCCACGGACACGATGGCCTCGCGCACGGCGCCCACCCGGCTCGTGATGCCGTTCACCAGCCCCTGCAGCAGGTTGGCGCCAAACTCGCTGAATTTCTCCGGCAGGTCGAAGCCGAACCAGCGCAGCACCGGTGCGACGATGTTGTAGAGGGCGCCCATCAGCGACCAGTTGGCAATCAGCGACAGGATGCCGCCCAGCCCACCCTGAAACGCTGTCGTCACCTGTGCCCACAGGCCGGTGAAGAAGGTGCGGATGGGATCCCAATACTTGATCAGCAGGAACGCCGCTACACCTATGGCAGTCACCGCCAGGCCGATGGGATTCAGCAGGAAGACGCGCCCCACGAAGCTAAAAACGGTCATTAGGAAGTTGAAGGCGCCGGCCAGGCGCGCGACGATGCCCACACCTCCACCGAGCTGAATTCCGAGCATGGCCATGCCATAGCGGGCAATCACCATCGGGCCGAAGACGGCCGCGAGCGCCAGCGTCAGGCCGCCCATCACCGTCAGCAGCACGCCCACCGCAGCAGCGCCCTTGATGAGCCAGCCCACAAGCTGCGGATGTGCCTCCGCGAACGCATTGAAGCGGTCCGTCAGGCGGCCCACGGTGTCCATTAGGCTGACGAGCGTTGACCGCAGGACTTCGCCGCCCGCGCTACTGGTGTTGAACATCTGGTTCTGCAGGCGCTGCCAGCGCGCCGAGATGGTCTCCTGACGCGCGGAGAACTCCCGCGACATCGAGCCTTCTGCCTTCGAGCCGTTGGCCAGCTTCAACTGGCGGTCGAACTCTTCGGGCTTGTCGACCAGCTTGGCCAGCGTGTCCGAGTGCTCCATGCCCACCAGCTCGACCATGACGCCAATGCGCTTGTCTGCCGGCAGTTTGCGCACCGCATCGATCACCTTGAACAGCGTGCCCGTGGCATTCGTCGCCATGCCCTTCTGGATCTCGGTGGTGGTCAGCCCGATCTCGGACACCGCCGCGTGGAATTTCTTGGTGCCCTTCTCGGCAGCGGCGAACTTCTGGACGATGGCATTGATGGCGGTGCCCGCCGTCTCCGTGCGCTCGCCCAGCGTCAGCAGCGTGGACGCCAGAGCGGCGGCATCCTTCGCCGGCATGGCCACGCCCGACACCACGCCAGAGATGCGGTTCAGGACATTGATGATGTCATTGCCCTTGCTGATCGCGTTGTCGTCCAGATAATTGATCGTGTCGGCCAGCCCCATGATGGCGTTGGTCGGGATCCGGAAGTTCTTGGCGACCTTGCCCATGCTCTCGGCGATCTCGTCCGGCACCGCATCGAAGGCTGTGGCCATCATCGCCACGGTGCGGGTGTACTCGATCAGCTCGTTACGGGGCACCTCCATACGGGCGCCGGCCGTCACCATTTCGGCGATCTGTGCCGTGGGGATCGGCAGCTCTTTGCCAAGCTGGCGGATCTGCCGCGCCATGTCGTAGTAGATGTCCGTCAGCTTGCCGCTTGGCTCCCGCGCTCCTTCCACCTGACGGGCGATGCCGAGCATGGCGTCCTCGAACGTGACGTAATCCTTGACGGCCTTGGCAATGGGCGCCAGCACAATGCCACCAGCCGCCGCAGTCGAA